ATTTGTGCTGTAAATAATGAATTACAAACTCCGTATTTTGAAACGTTTTCTTTTAATTTACTCCAATCCCACATTCCTGAAAGTTGTGTTTCATCAACACCCCACATATCAAATTGGAATTCTCCTTTCGACATTGGTGATCCTTTAAAGAATTTGTATGGTTCATATTTTCCATTCATACACAACTGGTTACTTTCGTAGATGGCTGCGTAATAAATTGTTTCAAAAATATCTTTGTTTAGTTTTTTTGCCCCTTGAGACGTAAAGATGTAATCCATTAAGTAGAATACGTCAGCTAAACCTTGTGTTCCAATCGCAATGGCTCTTTGTTCTAAACCACCTTTTAAACCTTTTTGAGTTGAATAATTGTTAATGTCAATTACTTTGTTCAAAGATCGAACAACCTTTCTAACTTCAGTAAATAACAACTCAAAATCAAACTTACCTCCTTGAATAAAGTTTTTTAACACCATTGATGATAATGTGCAAATCGCTGTAGTCTCTTCATCAGTATATTGGTAAATTTCATTACAAAGATTTGATTGTTTAATTACACCAATGTTTTGGTGATTAGTTTTTCTATTCGCACTATCTTTAGCGCATAGGTAAGGAACACCAGTCTCAACTTGAGATTCAATAATCTTAGTCCAAATATCTTGAGCCTTAACTTTTTTACCTAATCCCATTTGAACCGCTTGATTATACGTTTGTTCGTATTCATCACCATAACTTTCTTGAAGTGCTTTTAATCCTGCTTTTTTAATATCATTAGGACAAAACAAATACCAATCACCATTATTTTTAACGGCTCTCATAAAGTTATCAGGAATCCAAAGTGCTGTAAATAAATCACGAGCCCTTAACTCTTCAGCTCCGGTATTCTTTTTAATATCTAAAAGATCAACAATATCTTTATGCCATGGTTCAAGATAAATCGCCGCAGATCCAGGTCTACGACCTTGTTGATTAAAGAATCTTAGTGACTCATTTACAATTTTAAGATATTTTAATAATCCACCAGCATATCCACCTGAAGTGGTAATTCTACTTTCTTTACTACGAATATTAGACATTGATAATCCAATACCGGCAGCATCAGATGAAAATGTTGAGATGTCGTTTAACGTATCCAACAATCCTTGTCTTGAATCTGAATCATTATAATGTAAAACACAAGATGCCAATTGAGGAACCTTAGTTCCCGAATTAATCATAATTGGTGTTGCCTTTGATATTAACTGATTAGATAGTGATTTGTAATATTCCAACGCATCAGTTAAGTTATCAGTTACCCACAATGCAACTCTCATATACATGTGTTGAGGTCTTTCAATTACTTGACCATTAGGTCTTTTTAGTAAATACATTTCTTGAAGTGATCTCCAAGCAAAATAATCAAAGTTGTAATCATTTTCGTGGTTGATTGCTGCATCAATCGTATCTTCACCATACTCTTTAATGGTATCAATTAACTTTTCATTAACAATCCCATCTTCACATAATAACATCATAGTTTGTGAAAAGCTATCGTTAGTTTCTTTGTGGTAAGATGAAATTGCAACAAAGGCGGCCAATTTAGAATAATCATAATGACTTCCCGTATATGAAGCGGCAATCTCGTAAACTAATTTATCTAATTCTTTAGTTGTGATCTCCCCTTCTGTTGGAACTGACGTAATCACTTTGATAAAAATTTCATCTGAATTAACGTTCAATCCCTTAGCAGCTCTTTTAACTCTATGATAAATTTTCTGTGGGTTAAATGAGACTGACTCTCCGTTTCTTTTTAATATTTTTAATGACATAGTATATAATTTAAAAATCGTCCGTAAAACTTATTGTTTCATTCAATTTGGCCTTTTGGTATTCCATTGTTCGAGATTCAAAGAAATTACCTTTTGTTTCAATGGCAATTTGTTCCATAAACTTAAAAGGTTGATCTACATTGAATTCTTTACTACAACCCATTTTTACTAACAAACCATCGACTACAAACTCTAAGTATTGTTTCATTAGATTAGAATTCATACCAATTAATGAAACAGGAAGTGATTCAGTAATGAACTCTTTTTCAATTTCAAGAGCTGATAATAAAATCTCTTTAATTCGTTTTTCAGAAGGTTTATTTTCTAAATGGTTGTTTAATAAATGAATTGCAAAATCACAATGTAAGTTTTCGTCTTTGAATATTAGAGAATTTGCGTTACACAATCCTTGCATGATTCCTCTTGATTTCAACCAAAAGATAGAACAAAATGAACCTGAGAAAAATATTCCTTCAACAGCGGCAAATGCAACTAAACGTTCGGCAAATGATGCGTTTTCAATCCAGTCTAACGCCCATTTAGCCTTCTTTTGGACTGCCGGTAACCTATCAATAGCATTAAAGCACTCATCCTTTTCTTTTGGGTTGTTGATATACGTATCAATTAATAATGAATACATTAATGAGTGAATGTTTTCCATTGCCAACTGAAATCCGTAGAAAAATTTTGCCTCAGGATATTGGACTTCTCTATAGAAGTTTTCGGCCAAATTTTCATTTACAATACCATCCGATGCCGCAAAGAAGGATAAAACGTTTTTAACAAAATACTGCTCATTCTCTGTTAATTTTTCCCAATCTCTAATATCATTGGTTAAATCAACCTCTTCTGCCGTCCAAAATGCTGCTTGGTGTTGTTTATAAAATTCCCATATATCATTGTGTTCTATTGGAAATATCACAAATCTACTAGGATTTTCTACTAATATTTTTTCCATGTTTATAATTTAATTATTTTGTTAATTTGTTTGTGTTTCTTTTTGTTTTCTTTTTTCAAGAAGTTCCCTAACTCTTTGTCGTTGTCTTTCCTCTTTTTGTTCTTCAAGACCAAGGAAAGTCATTGAACTTTCAGTATCAATTTCAATCATGGCATTATCAAATTTACAATTTTCAAATACCACACCATCATCACCAATTCGAGACTTGGTTATTGCAATTGTTGCCAACTTTAATTCTTTTTGTTGTAAGGTTTTTGCTACCGATATAATAACGTGTCCAACTTGTGCCTTTTTAATTGATCCACCCATTTGATCTGTGGTCACAACTTCTGAAGATATTGATGACCTGTTTCCTTGTGTTGCGGTCCATCCAACTAAATTCATTTCGTGACACATAGCCTCAAATGCCCTCATAACAGACCCCTCACTTTTCCATTCGTCACCAAGATTCTTATCAGGAACTATACAATCAATATAATCTAAAACTACCATATCAATTTTGATCCCGTCAGATACCATTTTTCTAATTTGGTTTTTGATTTGTAACATCGTAAGTGTATCTGATGGTAATTTTTTCAAAATCAACTTGTTTGGCATCGTATCTTCAATCTCTTTAACTTTGGTCATAACTTCATCCTTTTTTTCTGACAAATCGTCAGGGTGAACTTTAGTCCATAAAGTAAAGTGTTTTCTTTGAATCACCTTTGAGTTATCCTCAAAGAAGATTTGAAGAACGTTAAATCCGAGATTAAATGCGTGGTTTGCCATCTTAGTTAGGATCGTTGATTTACCAACACCCGTAGGGGCTAAGATAACACCAATTTCTCCTTTTGCCAAACCACCCTTTAATAGTCTGTCGATTCCTGGAATTCCCATCGGAATTGGGTGTCTGTAATCCTCTTCAAGAACTTGGTCAAGGTTTGAGAATACATCTAACATTGATGTATCTTTTGATCCGACCTGAAGGGCCGTCTTTACCATCTCTTCGAGGGTGTCGTAGTTTTCAAACTCACCCCCGTCAATGATCTTTTGTGCTTTTCCCATAACCTTCTGAAGTTCTTGTTGTTTACAGAATTTCAAGGCTTTTTCTTGAACAAAACCTACGCCATCAATAGGTGCATCCTTAATTTTCTTGATTGTATCCAATACAATTTTAGATGCTGTTGCCTGTTGTAATTCAGATTTGGTTATTTGTTCAAGAGTTTCAAATGAAGGTGTATGATCATATTTTAGATAATACTCTTTTACCATCTGAATGATTATTTTAAAATACTTGTTTTCAAAATAATTGTTTTCAATAACATCAAGAATAGAGTGTGAAAAGTCCTTATCTACAATAATTTGATTTAAAAGTTGTAATTGAAAAGTGTTCCCTAAATACTCAAAATTTTTACTAGTCGCCATATGTTTTTTCTCTTTTAGTAAAGATAAATAGTATTAGTTTTTGATAAAGTTGGGATAAAAATAATTAAAATTTTTAGCTGAAAAAATGTCAGTTAGCTCAGCCATGATTGATTTTAACTTTGGCCGTAGGTCTACGGTGTATCTGACCTTTGGTGGGTATACTTTTGCGTCGAACTGCCTATGACAAATTGTCATGTCTCCGACCTTAATAATTAAATTAAAATTTTCTGGACCTTCAGTAATTGAGGTGTTTAGAATTTCAGGGTTTTCAGAAATCTCATATTGATTGTCCAATAAATAAACTACCGATCTCATTTTCAAATCATATTTCAAACCACGGCAAAGACCTTCAATATGGTTATAAAATTCTTCAGATTTGTGAGCATTTTTGTTGAACCCTCTTACATTGAAAAATCTTTGAACTACAATGTTGTCGTTACACATTAACAAGAATTCTACTTTGGTTATGTCCTGTTCTTTCATTTGTTTTTTACTTTTTTTTGTTTCTAAATTTTTGTTTTTCTTTTCTTGTCAATTTGAGAAATGGTTTTAAAAAACTTACCCAAGCGTCGTCACCCTTCGGTAAGTATTTAAAAAACCCGTCCTCCATCATCATTCGAATTAGATTTCTATGTCCTCTTCCGTCGGGATCCATCGACTCTGAGTAATATAGTCCAACTAATTCTTTTTCCTCTTCATTCAAAAGTGGATTTTCTAAATTGACAAGTTTTTCATTTATTACAAAAAACTCATCACCAAAAATACCCTCTTTTGTTTTCCCACTAAGTAGGTTTTGAAGAGCTACGTTTCCTTTTTCTTCTTTTAAAAGTTTTTCACTTTTTTCTAAAATATAGGACAGTTCTACCCTTTCTTCAAGTAGTTCAGGAAACATTTTTACCAAAGTCTTCTCACCAAGATAGAATATTCCATCAATATTGTCGGAACTATCACCGGTGAGGATTTTGATTGTTTTAACATTATAGTGGGGAACTTCAATATCATGAAGTTTTATTTTGTCTCCCAACTTATAATATTGTTTTGTGGATGGTGAATAAATGGAAACTTTTTCTCCAATTAATTGAGTTAAATCTCTATCACTCGAGAAGATTGTTTTTTCTTCGTCTAAAGACACTTTACAGTAGTGAGCAATCAAGTCATCAGCTTCTGCGTGTTCTGTCTCCAGTTGTCTTACAAACATCTCTTCAAGGTATTGTTTAACCCTTCCTTTTTGTTCCAAAAAAGATTCCTCTTTCGACTCTGTTTCAGATGATTTACGATTTAACTTATACTTAGGATAGATTAATCTTCTCTGAGCCGATGAAGTTTTAGAGTCCCAAAGAACCACAACTTTGTTATAGTTGTGTTCTTCTAAGAATTTACGAAGAGTGTTTAGAAAGTGCCAAACTCCACCAACATGTTTTCCATTATGATAGAAATCTCTAACACCATGAAAACCAATTTTTAAAAGGTTGTTTCCGTCAACCAATAATGTTTTATTCATTTATCATACCATTAGATGGTTCAACAATTTTGTTTCCTTTTTTCATATTTTCAATCGCCCACAGAGGTTGTAAGTTAGTATAATGGCATAACTTGTAAAGTTCTTCTTCAGTTTTTGCCGAAGATAATGGAATTATATGATCTATATGCCACTCTACTCTATTTTCCCAAGTCATACCGTTACTAAATTGTTTTTCTAAGTGTTCTTTTAATTCTTGAGGTGTGCATCCAACAATATCAAAAGTTTTTTTTGATCGGTATTTTAAATATCTATTAACAGAATTTCTCATATCAAGTGATAATCTAAATAATAAATCTTCCTGCTTTCTTTTTTTATTATAATTGTTAAAATATTCTTTATTATTACGAGACCATTCAAGTTTTCTTAATTTTTCATTTTCATAGTTAATGATATAATATTTTTCAAAATATTTTTTATAATATTCTTGGTTTTCTTTATTCCACCTATCGTTATATTCTTTAATTTTTTCTTTGTTCTCTAATCTGTATTTTTTTGATTCAATTTTTTGACATTCCCTACAATAACTTCTGACCCCACATTTGACTTTACTCATTTTGTTAAACTCTAACAATTCTTTTTGGATACCACATTTGTTACAAATTTTTGTTTCCATTTTTGATATAATCTTTTAATAATTTATTAACAAGGGAAGAAATGTTTATTGATCTGTCTTTAAAGTAT